ATATGCAATTGAGGTGTTTGGAATTAGCTTATTCAAAATTGCAACGTCATTTGACGGCGAGCTGCTGCTTTGATTTGCCGCTGTTATGGACGTGGGTGTGAAATTGTTGGGGACGACGTTGATCGCATAGCTGCCAGCAGTGTCAACAAACGACGTGGCTGTTGAACCTGTTTCTCGCTGTGCGCCCCATACAAAAACAGCACTATTGCTTACGGAATCGGTGCCATCGACGCTTGCGCCATTGCTGTTGCAACTCATGTACGACGTGACCTGAGTTGCAGTATCTGTCGTACAGGTAAGACTACATCTGTAAAAACCGTTACCAACAGCGGTCATTGTGGCCGAATTATTGGAGAAGGCGCTTCCTAACAATGGCGTTGTGAACGTACCATCGTCGAGGTTAAAAATTGCATTAGCCCGACCGTTTGGGTAGGTGCCTTGTAGGTGCAAAACAAAAAAGTTACCAACTGATTTTTTTGCATAGCAACTTAGAGTGTACGTGTCTTCGACCGCCGCTTTACTAAGACCAGTTTGCCCCCAATAGGTTGTGGCTGTAGTCGTTCGCGTAATCAATTCCGCCGTCGTTGTTCCATCTGGCGCAACCGTGTTATCGGCGGTGACAGTCGGGCTTCCAACTTTAAACCACGACGCATTGTCAAATTCTTCTGTTCGCAGAAGTAGATTTTTCGGCGTGGGAACGTAGGTTCCAAGTGTGCCTTGTTCGAGTTGCATTCCCCACATACCAACGACATCGGTGCCTTCCGCCGACTGTAAGCGGGGATTCAGATATATAAGATTCGTTCCGGACACGGCTGTAAAACTAAACGATATTCTGTGCCAGCCGTTGCCAACGTCTTTGAAGACAATGTTACTGCAATTGGATTGGGCATGTTGAGTCGGTGAGCCACCGGACCATGCGATCTCAAGATTCGCAACCAAAGCGCTCAAATGATTGCCAATGTAAATCCGAGTCCTGTTACTTTGGCCGTGCTTAAAATGGCCAGACACGGTGTAGAGTGTTGACGCAACTAAAGACACCGACGCTCGGATGCTATCATTTTGGGGATAGGTCGAACCGGTTCCCTGCGCGATAGTATCGGCAGTTTGGCTACCATCCGGCGCAACGAGAGCGTTTGCCACGCGAACAGTGTTAATATTCGTCCACTGATCCAACTGCTGAGAGTAAGTCAGAAAATTATGCGGGCGGCTATCGTGACCGAGATGGGCACTGTCGCTAAAATCCAGCGCGAAACTGTTGCCACCAGCGTCAGCTGCCAATGCTGTAATAGCAGCGCTGGATTTTGGACCGTATTGACTGCCACTGGTGCCAAATTCAAACGACTCTAAAAAATCTGTGATTTCTATCGATCCAGATTGAATGGATTTGCCGTCAAGCATTACAGGTTGAGCAATATAGCCATTTAAAAAAATATTTGTGGAAATACTACCAATGGACTGGGTAGTTGTGCTTGCAAAGCTAGTTCCCCAGCTGGCTCTGTTATCGGCTGAAAAGCTAGTCACCTCGACGCCGTTTACATACAAATTTCCTTTATCGCCAACGGCGGCCTCGTTGAGGTTAAAGCTTGCCAGAACATGATACCATCCAACGTCACGGTACAGTGCGCTGGTCACCGCAGCCTGACCGTTGACATACAAATACAATGCGCCATTAGAAAACCAAATGCCGCTGTTGGTGCTGCCAGACGTGCCGGTTCCCAAGCCCATCAGGGCAACATCACCAGTGAATTTTGACAACTTGACCCAGCACGCCATTACAAGCTTCGCGGGACTGTGACTGGACGTTGCTCTTGTCATCTGGTCCGCCGTGCCGTCCAGCCACACCGAGTCCTCGATGAGCCTCGTGTCAAACCCGGAACTGAGATTGCCGCCTAAAAGTGGGTTAATAAGCGTCATTAAGCAATCTCCAGAATTTCCAAAACTTGTGTACCATCAATGACAGTGGAGCGCATAAGATGTTTGGCAGATGCAGCGTTGTTGTAAGTTCCAGAAACCTTATCAAACCCAGAAGTGGTAATTGTGTAACCACCTGTGACGTTGTTGGTTGTGATTACTGCAATTACCGAATTTACAGTCTGTGGAGCAAGGGTAAAGCTGCCGTTAATTGTAAGCGTTTTAAGGTTTTCTTTTGCCGTTGCAATTTCAAGAGTCTGTGTACCTGTTCCAGAATTTCCTATTGCCTCAATGTCACTGGAGTAACCAGCAGTGAGGTTATCACTGACATCTGCAAAAAGCGTATCAGCATTGTAAGCAGCAACGTTTGATCCAATTGCAACTCCTAAGTTGGTCCTGGCGGCAGCTGCATCACTTGCCCCCGTGCCACCATCTGCAACAGTGATGTCTGTAATACCGGTAACAGCACCTCCGCTAATAGATACAGAGTTACTGGCCTGTGTTGCTATTGTTCCTAGACCTAAGCTGGTTCTGGCAGCACCGGCTGATGTAGCGTTAGTACCACCATTGGCCAATGGCAAGGCACCAGTTACTTTTGATGTAAGATCAATTGAACCAGCCAGCATAGAATTTGTAATAGTAGACCATGCTGGATCAGTTCCATTTGTAGTAAGAACTGTATTTGCTGAACCAATTGCAAGCCTTCCAGTTGCAGAGGCTCCTCGTGTAATAACATCCCCTCTGGTGGTCAGGGGATCAGTATAGGTGCTAGCCCCTAGGGCAGTTAGTGCTGCTCCAGCAGAAGTAGCACCAGTTCCTCCAGATGTAATAGGAACAGTGCCTAAGCTTACTGTTACAGACCCGGTGGCCTGATCAACAGCTACTGGCGTCGTTGCTGCAAGAGTAGCCACACCTGCCAAAGCAGATGCCAAAGTTGACTTTCTAACTTTAAACGTCTCTTCAGCACTAACATCTACAATTGCTAGAACATCATCATTTGCCAAATCCGCTTCAACTAACTCTGTAAGCTCAGTGATTTTTTTGTTCGTAGCCATTGTAAACTCCTATTAGCCTTCCAGCCAAGTAATATTAACCGTAGCAGTTCCGCTGGGGGTAATTGCAGCTACTTCGTCATCTTGAACAACTGTAAAAATGCTAGAATCTGATGAGTTTATCAGCACACCAGCTGCAACTGTAGCCGTTGGGTCCGCACCAGGACCAATTTTAACAAACACATCTGCGGTTGTAGCAATCCTAACCTTGGTAATCTGTGCTGGGCATCCTCCAGAACGAGTTGCTCCAGAGCTAGTTGTAGCAGACAAGTTTTCACTTGAATTTACTCTGTAGTAGTTATTTTGTCGGGCCATTTGACTTTCCTAAGCTTTAATGTTTTTATCTGAGTTCATTTCAAAACCTAGCTCTATACCTTTGAGCTTTAGTTCTTCTCTTTTCAGTGCCATGTTATGTTCAAGCTCAATACGCTCTAATTCCATCTTAGCAGTTTTTAACTCTAGCTCTTTAGCTTTTACCTGAGCTTCCAATTGAGATGCTTGCGCTTCTGTTATCAAAGCTTGTGCTTGAGCCTGTGCTAGTTGCTCTTGTGGACTCAATGGCATAGGTTCTGTCGGAGGCTGGCTAATAAACTTGTCTACGTTTTTGATGCCCATCTCGTCTGCTATTTCAGTAACGAGATTGTATATGTTTTGGGGCTGGACAATTCCTTTGGTTTGCGTAGCAATCTTTTCTATAAGACCAGCAAAATTGCTTATGTTTTGCAGTTTTACATCTTGGTCGCCATATCCAATTCCAACCTCAACATTTACATCTAGGTCTTCTCGCCAGCTGCCTGGATCAATTTCAAAATATTCATTGTTCAAACGTACAACTTTTTTACGATCTTCGTAACGTTGAATAAGATTGTAAATTTGTTTAAATAAGTTTCTAATGCCGGTGTCAGCAAATATTCTAGCAATTAACTCCAACCGTCCTTGTGCATTTGTCAAGGCAGCTGTTACTGCGCCCGTTGTTACATGCGTTTTTAAAACATCAGCTGACAACCCTTGGGTTTTAGGATTGACACCAGTGCGTCCGCTTTTGATATCCTCCCAGTATTGTAGCATTTTAAAGCTATCACCACTCAATGGAGGTGTTATAATAGGAGTTAAAGCACTGGGACTACGGGTACGGACAATTCCACCTGGGCGGTTTGTTAAAAGATCGTCAATGTTTACCTGGCCCTCAACAACTTGGAACCTACCGTTGTTGGCAAGGTACATATTGTCTAGTAAATTACGAGTCAGGGTAGAACGAATAAGTTGGATGTCTTGTACTGTCTCTGCGACACTTAATCCAAAAAACTTGTGTGGGATCGGGATTGGGCAAATTGTAGAAAACGGAATGTAATCAATTGGCTCAATATCTAACAACTCGTCACCAGAATGACAAATTTTATGCAGGACACTAATACCAGAACCATCCATGTCTATTCTCATGTATGACTCGTATATCTGAACAACCATTTCTGAGTCGTCAGAAGCCTGATTAGGATAGACATCTGTTGCATCGTAAGCGTGGCGAGCCATGTACTCTTGAGACGTTGTAATATCGTCAGCACCTCCGACATACCCTGGAAGAGAATCTACAACGTCTGCATCATAGCCCATCCTTAGCAGATCACTTTTGGACTTGTGCGAGCGGTGACAGATAAACCTAGCGTCTTCGAGCGTCTTAGCACCTCTGTTTATTAAAAACTCTTCTGGCGGTACGTTTTCAACAGTGACTTTACCAGTCATTACCGACCTTACAAAGGTAACATCGTGCGAAATCTCTTCGACCTCTACAGGCTCGCCTGTCATGGGGTCCAGTGCTTGTTTTGAAACAACAGTTTCCGTATGCTCGATTTCGTCTAGTTTTTCGTCTTGTATTAATAAATTATATTCGTTGTTTGTTAAATTTTTGTATGTTTCAGTTGTGGTCTTTTCAATATCTTCCCAGTAATGCTTTACAACGCCTACCTTTTGCATTAATGCATCTAGGAACATATTGTATAAGACCATAAAACCATCGTTTTGCTTGTAAAAAACATGGTTTACATACTTGGTAGCCTGGTCTGCAACGTCTTCGTCTTCTGGACCTTCCGGAACAAACTTGACAACTTTGTCGCCAGCTGTGAAGATACGCATCAGGGATGGCATCATCCACATCAGGGTATCTTGAACGTCTGTTACAACAACCTGAGAGCGACCTTCTTCTTCGTTTCCAAAAGGCTCCCCGTAAAAGTACTCCATTGCCTTTTCGCGTTGGGAGCTAATCTCAGAATCCATATAGTCAGAGGAGCCGTTAATCTCTCCCTCGACCATTGATAAAATTTCATCATCGTCTAGGTTATGGGCCATGCTTTTTCTCTTTGTCCATTATACGATCCCTACACTGGAGTACTTGATTTCTTTTTCAAACCCGTATTTCCTGTAGTGCGTTTTGTTCTTCATTTGTTCTCCAAACCGCTCTATGGAAAGAGAAGCGTATCTCATTGCGCTTATAAGATCGTCTTTAATTGGCACCACTCGTCCATTTTTTCTATGGTAGAGACGCATTTCCTCAAGGGTTTCAACACAAGACATAAAAATTTGCAAGCGACCAGTTTCAAAGCGTTGCAACATGACGCTAAGGCCCGCTTCAACAGAGTTATTACCATTTAATTTGCCCTCCGTAGGGGGATTGCTAAAGTGATCAGGTAGCATGGATACGCCTAGGTCTCTGTATTGCTGTGCTAACTGTATTCCCGACCCTTTGTCATGCTGTAACCCATCGTGGGGAAACGCTACTGGTATCCCTGGTGTTCTTGAGTTTAACACAGCTGCGTGAGTCAGTGGTGTTTCTTTGCTTCTCCGGTGTTCATCGTAGACGTAAATAATATCATCATCTGGATTATAAGCTGTCCAAGAAACTGCGGTAGGGTGGTCATATCCGAAATCAATAGCGGCCAGTTTTGGATAATAGTCCGGTATCTCAAAGTCTTCACATACAATATCGTCTTCAGATACAGGAAATATTAATCCTGAGCCAAATATGGGTATTCCCCTGGAGCGCATGTCCCTTTCAGCAGGGCTATATACTGATAAAAGTTGCTCTTTTGTTTTTTCGTCTAGGTGTTCCACATCGTCCCAGGTTGCTGTTATCAAGCTCTGCCCAGGCTTTAGATCGTTCATAAAACTGCTTACTACTGACGTCATCCCACGTTCTGGGGTAAAGGTCATGTAAACTATACCATTTGTATCTGCGGTCCTGGTTATACATTGGGAAAATATTTCCTGCTTAGGTTCCTCATCAAGCCAGACAACATCAATAGCCTCGCCCATAAACTTTTCAAACCCTTGCTCATATGCCTTAAAACTAATCTGGGAGTTTCCTCCACTCCTATGTTTGACCAATACGCTAGAAAAAGCATTCGGCACTCCTGGTTTACGAACGGTTTCTACAATATTGTCCAAGGGTACTGCCCCTGTTCCCTTTTTCAAGGGGTCTTGTGGGTTACCAAATAGCTCTTTTTGAATAATGTCTCTTGTAGTGTCGTTTGACTCACCAGCTGCCCATGCCCTGATAGGCTTGTTAAACCTACGACCTTCCCACCACTCCGGATAGCTACCTGTTAGGTGGTAAGACGTTTCAGCTGCTCCGCAATAGGTTTTCCCTACTCTGTTTGCAGCCATTAAAATTCTTTGGGCGCAACCTTTACTTTCCAAATGAAACCTAGTTTGGTAATCGTAGGGATCATATTGCTCAATGCGCCTTGTTTCAAACCGGCGATGTTTTTCCTGGAGCAGCTTTAAAATTTCTTCTTTACTTGCCACGCAAAGGCACCACGTTCTCAGAAAGACGCTGGATTTGCTCGTCTAGCTCATCGTCTGTAAGCTCGGAAATCTCCATAACAACTGTTTCTTGTTTGTGTACAGCGTCGTACCCAGCCCTTGATAAGATATCCCTGGCAGCGTTTAGTTTAACATTCTCAGAATCAGCTTCTCGCATTAGGCTTTCCAAGACAGACAGGGCAAGGGTTGCCGTCTCGCCTACTTTTTCCTTAATGCGCTTTTCAATATGGAGCCAAAGGTGCCGCTGTAGCCTTTTGGACCTATGCCCTGCATGAGAGCCTTCAGCTTTGTACCCAGCTGCGTGAAACGCTTGCTCAGGTTCTAGGTGCTTGTCTACTAACTGGACGACAAACTCATATTCCTTAGAGGTCATCTCTTTGTCTAGGGGCTTTGGGTCTTCGTAGCTGGCAAACTTTCTTGTTTTCGGCATATGGTTTTTCTCAGTTTGTTTACGATTTGTTCTCGTAATGTAGGCACTATTACAGGTGTGCCACCAAGGTATCCAGGAATGTATTTCATAATGTTATTATACTACAGATTTACAATTGTGTCAATAGGTTTTCAAAATGTCCCCCGGAATGAACGCACTGGACTATAAAGTAATTAGCTACCACCGGGGGGGTCGCGTTCTCTCTTTGTTCCTGGTTTGTCCAAGGTTGAGAACAAAACGTGAACAAAAGCAGATTCGACAAGAGAACAAAACGTGAACGCCCAATGGTGTGACAAATTTGCAACACTGTTGCTTATACATCACTGTTGCAATAGTGTCACAGTGTTGCGCTCGGGCAACAGTGTGACAATTGTGTAACACTACTGTTGCAATAGTGTCACAGTGTTGCAGGATTGCTACAAATATTTTAAAAGTGTGCGCGTGTGTGCCGATTGAACATAGTTTGGCATTGAAATTGCATGGTATGCGTTTGGTGAATGGATTAGCTTTAAGGTATGCATTTGGTGCATATGGTCCTAAAACGCTCTAGGAAGCCCACTGGTGCGCGTTGGCGACAGGCTACCTAGGGTATGTAAAAATAAACTGAGCGAATGTAGCATAGTTGGCATGGCGTTTGCTTAGACAAATATCATGCCAGGATAATGTACGCAACGAAATAGCGCCTAAACTGGTTCCGGATATTATTTTTGAGTTAGCACTTGAAACAGATGTAAGGCGCACCATGTATATATAGAGACAATAGGCAGCAACCAGAGAAGAAAAGGAAAACAAGATGAATGCAGACCAGACAGAATGGCTTAACCGTGTAACTCCTGAAAAGGCAATAGCGTTGCTTGATAAATTTAATCACGACATTGGCGAAGCCCACGCGAAAAGCGAATCCGCCGTTAATGCTTTTCGTTTTTGTTGGGAAATTGCCAAGCCTACTAGTTACTGGCAACGAGTAAATACCGCTAGTGGTACATTTTATAATTTGGTGGAGGTATAGATATGGCTAAATTGGTAAAAACGGCAGGCTTAAACGACGGCACCAGTGGCAAGCGGTTCGCCTGGGGATTGTATCGCGTTCGGGCTGTTAAGTCTCGATGGGGTATCACTACGGGCCCGACCATGACCGGCATCCATGCTGGCCGTCGCTCGCTCTATGTAGAGCGCAAAGCAGCGGTCCGACACTTGCACCACTTCGCAGGTTGATACAACGGAGCGCCGGGGCAATCCTGGCGTTCTATTGTATCAATCGAGGACTATCAGATAATGACAACTTTAAAGCAAACCCATGCGGCCATAATCGACAGTCGCACAATGTACAGCAAGAATGTGCATACCCTTGACACTTATGCACACAAGGCCTTGAAGCCTTCGACTAATAAAAAGCTAGGTCGCAAGGTTACCAAGGGCAAACTTGCCGGTATACCTATCTATACCTTAACCCTGGAAGAACGTAAGACATGCGACAGCGCTTGTGAGCATTGGCTAGACTGTTATGGAAACAATATGCCATTTGCACACCGTATCGACACTACTGGCCTCGAAGCTCGCCTAGAGACAGAACTGGACACGTTAGACAGCAAGCACAAGCGAGGCTACTTGGTCCGTCTACATGTCCTAGGTGACTTCTATTCTGCTGACTATGTTACATTCTGGCAAGCCCAAGTTACCAAGCGCGATAAGTTGCACGTCTATGGCTATTCCAGACATCATCCAGGGAAGCCCGTAGGTGACGCCCTACGCCACGCCCGTAGTGTCCTAGGCTTCAATCGCTTTGCTATCAGGTTCTCTACATTGCCAAGTGACAACTTATCTGCGAACACAATTCACAACACTACCAAGGATGCTATTACCTGCCCGGTCCAGCTAGACAAAACAGACAATTGTGGCACATGCTCACTATGTTGGACCGTCCAGAAACCCATAACATTCCTTGATCACTAGTTGACACAACGGAGCGCATGGTATAACATGCTCTCTAGTGTATCAATTGGAGGATTAGACAATGCATAGTTTAAAAGACAATCAGTTAGTGGTGTTTGAACACCTACGACAATTTCTAGAAGCGACAATTGAGGGCATGTATCCACTCAGTAGCAAGCATGTGGCTAGAATATACACTGAAGAGATACTAGACTACGCATACGTTCCAATTTGCGAACTTGCAGACGACATCGAAGCAACAGAAAAGACCAATCCAGACATTTATTAATTCTTACCCCTTGACAATCGACAGTGTCGTACTATATTATACTCTATAGAGTACACAATAGAGATATTAATAAAGTTACACTGTAGCTCTATAGAGTACTCTATAGAGACCCACCGGAGGAGGATAAAATGAGATGCGCTATTTGTGACGCAAAACTACCAGACAATCAGCCATTGGAGAACGATATCTGTTCTGTTTGTCGAAATGCCATACGCCAAGCGTTTACCTATGAAATCGAAGAGGACGACAATATTCAATGTTTGCAGGACTTGTCGGAAAACTATTAATAACAGCCTACAATATGGAGACCAGTATGAAGCGCCGAGGAAAAGAGGCACATGCCCTACAATCACCATTGTATCGCCAACGTGTCAAAACGACAAAAAAGCGTCCGTACTATGACGCTAAAGAGGTCATGGACAATGACTTTTCCCATGAAGGACTGACCCCTATTGGGTACTACATTGAGGAGACTGTAGGAGATGAATAGAGACGAAATCCTGGAGACCGCACGTAGTCTAATCAATGGAGAACGTGCTGAACAATACGGAGACGCATCTTTGAACCATGCCAGGATTGCGGCATTGTGGACCACCTATATCCGTTCAAAGCCCGACGACCTTACCCCTGTTGATGTTGCCATGATGCTTGTCTTGATGAAAGTCGCCCGCAGTATCGAGACACCCAAGGACGATAGTTTTGTCGATATAGCAGGGTATGCAGCACTGGCAGGGGAGATGTCCACTGTTGGATGGCGGAAACACAAGCGTTCAAGAGGTTCAGATGAGTAACGAAAACACAGTCGGTGTCCCGTCATTACCCTTTCAAGTCTTTATGAAAGGCTTGGAGGACATATTTGGTCTTGATAAATCTGTCGCACCATTCCTGTTGAGTTTGGCAGAGGTCAACAACAAGCCAGCTGAGTATTTTATCTGCATGGCCCTTGAGGAGTTCAAGATTTATCTTGACCAGGAGCCTCATTTCGATATAGACTTAGAAGACGACGACGACGATGGTCTTCATAAGATGTTAAGCAAAAAGGTAAGTCATTGATGAGCGACGTTGTAGCCGTTAAGACCCACCAACCCTGTGACAAATGTGAATCATCAGATGCCGTGGCTGTTTACGACGACGGGCATACCTATTGCTTCAGTTGTAATACCTATGGCGATGCGAGAGAGGATTATGTGCAGCCTTTGAGAAAACAACCCAAACCAGACACACCTTGGTCCTCTAGGAATATATCCAAGGCAGTGCAAGACCTATACGAGGTGACAGCTTCTGATTTTACAGTCAGTTTTCCTTATTTTGACAAGGACGGTATGAAAGTTGCTTCTAAGATCAGGAACCAAGGTAAGGAATTCAAGACAGAAGGGAACTTCAAGAACTCAGTTCTTTTCGGATCGCAAACCCTGGGCAAGGATGTCGGGGTTAGCTCAGACACCTTGATCGTTACTGAAGGCGAAGCAGACGCATTAGCAGCGTTCCAGATGGCTAACGGTGTCTCGCCAGATGCACAGAACTATAGCAAGGGCAGACATTCGTCCAAGATTGTCCATGTAATGTCCATACGATCAGGACAAGCCAGTGCAGAGCGTGACTTCAAGAGCAATCTCGAACTGCTTGAGAAGTTCAAGCGGGTGTTCATCTGTTTCGATGCAGAGCCAGAGGCTAGACAGAACGCTGAGAAATGCGCTAGGCTACTCAGACCCGGCAAGGCGTACATCGTAGAGCTAGAACACAAGGATGCTTGTGAGTACACTACCAAGGGCCTACAGAGCGAGTTCCTTGCACGGCTGAAGAATACCCAGTGCTACACCCCAGCTGGCATCAGGAACGCTGCTACGGACTTCGACGGGCTATGGTCTGAACAGAACCTACGCAGTATGCCTTTCCCTTTTCCAAAGCTGCAAAGCAAGACCCTTGGCACCAGGGCCAGGGAGATCGTTACTTGGGCAGCTGGCACAGGGGTAGGCAAGAGTTCCCTGTTACGGGAGCTACAACACTATTATCTAAAGACTACAGACCAGAGCATTGGCATTATTGCCCTTGAAGAATCAGTGGATCGGACTAGGCGTGGTATCTTGGCGGTTGAAGCCAACGACCGCTTACATCTTAATGAAGTATTCGAGAAGTATTCGAGAGAACAAATCAGGGAATACTTTGACAATACTTTAGGAACTGGACGAGTATTTATCTACGATCATTTTGGATCGCTGGAGATGCACGACCTGTTAGACCGTGTCCGATACATGGTACAGGGCTTGGATTGTCAAGTGGTATTTATAGACCACCTGAGCATCCTAGTGTCTGGTCTGGAGGTCACTGACGAGCGTAAGGCAATTGACCGCACCATGACCCTCCTAAGACAGGTCACTGAAGAGACAGGATGCTGCATACACCTAGTCACACACCTGAGACGCTTGTCGTCTGACAGGTCGCATGAGGAAGGCATGGAGGTCAACCTAGGGCATCTCAGGGGCAGTCACGGGATAAGCCAAATCAGCGACAGCGTGATTTCCTTGGAAAGAAACACGCAGAGCGACGATCCTGTGGAGTGCAACACTACCACCCTAAGAGTTCTGAAATGTCGATACACTGGTGACGTTGGTACAGCTGACCGCTTGCTATATGATAAGAGTTCTGGTAGAATGGATGTAGTAACAGAGGAGTTCTGAGATGATTAAATGGTCTTACGATGAGGAAATCACAGCTGAAGAGTTTATCAGGCGCATACAGCCAATTGTTTGTGATCCAGTTTCTGTTATGATGGAATGCGACGGTGATATGTGGTTGAGTGACTACAGCAAACTTGTTTCTGCCTTTTGGCATTTGAAGAATGCTGTAGACAATATGGATAAGGAGGAAGATACACTGGAAATGTTATCCAAGATGGACGAACAGAATGGCTAAACCTAATATTCTAACCTATACTCCCCGCACCAAGGTGCGTAGACGTAACAAACCAAGACCCTTTAATCACTCCAAGAAAGTTTCCAAACGGTCTGGTTTTAAAGGCATGAGAAAACGCATGAGAGGACAGGGATGATCAAGGTTGCTTTAAAGGACTCTATGGGTAGTGATCTTTCAGTGGTCAACGCTGCCAGGGTGAGCTTTGACAAAGAGCATGAGTATGTCAAAACTGGCGACACTAAGCTTATAAAATATCTTGCCGATAATAATCACTGGTCTCCGTTTGCACACACCAGTGTACAGTTCAGGATCAAGGCTCCTATCTTTGTCGCTAGGCAATTGGCAAAGCATCAGGTAGGCTTGTCATGGAACGAAATTAGCAGGCGATATGTTGACCAAGAGCCTGAGTTTTACTATCCTGAAAAGTGGAGAGGGAAGCCTGTGGATAAAAAACAGGGTAGCTCTGAAGAAATAATCGATATTAATCCCGTTACTAAATCTGGACCTGCAATGGTGGACGAATACCGCCACGCTATTAAAAAGTGCATATGGACTTACAATAATCTTTTATACAAAGGAGTTGCACCTGAGATGGCAAGGATGGTCTTACCCCAGAGTATGTTTACCGAGTGGTACTGGACAGGTTCTGTTTATGCCTTTTCCAGGGTTTGTAAACAACGTTTGAGTAAGGATGCTCAAGAGGAAACCAGTGAGGTTGCGTCTTTGATATCTAAGCAGTGTAAAAGAATTTTTCCAATTTCATGGGGAGCTTTAGGCAATGTTTAAAAAACCAAAGATACAACTCTTTGATCGCAATTGGAAGCCAATTGAAATTAAACAAGTTGTCTTGACAGTCTATGACAGATACGGTAAAATTTGTAACACATACTCTCAAAAACAAGGTCAAACATACTAGGAGAAAACAGTGAACATGAACGAGTATCAACGCAAGGCCTCTTTAACTGCTGTGTATCCTAAAGAGAAAGCCTTTGAGTATCTTGCCACTGGATTAGCAGCGGAAGCAGGAGAAATATCTAGTATAGTTTCTAAGTGGATCAGGGGAGACAGGGGAGCCATACCAAATCTTAAAATGCAGAGAGAGCTAGGAGATGTGTTGTGGTTTGTCTCTGAAATGTCTAAAATGATAGGCACTAACTTATCCATGGTAGCTGAAGTCAATCTAAAGAAACTAGAAGACAGGCAGAAACGCCACGTATTAAAGGGGGATGGAGACGACAGGTGAGAACAATATTCCTCGACATAGAAACAGACGATTTAGATGCTACTTTAATCTATTGCGTAGTTACTTACGAGGAATCTGTATGCTTTAAAGAGTGGCTAGAACCAGACGGGTTAGCCGATTATCTTAAAGGTGCTGTGGTGGTTGCCCACAACGGCCTTAGCTTTGACTTTCCTGTATTGGCTAGGTTGTGGGACATACGTCTTACAATGGATCAGATGCGGGACACGCTTCTATTGTCAATGATGGAGAACCCATCCAGGGAAGGGGGACACAGCTTAAAATCATGGGGTACTCGTCTGGGATACGAGAAAGTAGAGTTTAACGACTTCACAGCTTTTACCTCAGAGATGCTAGAGTATTGCAGACAAGATGTTACAGTTTGTAGGCACCTATATCGTTTCCTACAGAATGCTATGCTGGAGTTTTCAGAGAAGTCTATATCAGACGAGCATCGTATGAGGATCGTAGCGGACCGGATCAGCAACAACGGTTTTAAACTGGACAAGGACAAAGCTGTCAAGCTGTACAATTCCCTTGTCCTGGAACAAGAACAGATCGAGCAAGAATGTCGTAACCTATTTCCGCAAATTGTCGAGGAAAGGTATTCTGATAAAACAGGTAAAAAATTAAAAGACAGGGTCATTGACTTTAACCCATCATCCAGACAACAAATAGCGTCTAGGTTAATTGAACTAGGGTGGGTCCCTAAAGAACTTACGCCTACTGGTCAACCCAAGGTGGACGAGAAAACATTATCCAATTGTAATATCCCGGTTGCAGAAACATTGGCTACATACTTTATGCTTCAGAAGCGTTCTGCTCTTGTAAAGTCCTGGGTTAAGTCATGCACAGATCAAAACAGGGTCCATTGCAGATACCGCACCTTGGGAGCAATTACAAACCGGATGAGTTGCGTTGATCCTAATCTACAACAAGTCCCAGCTGTCAGGGTCCAGTATGGCAAGGAGTGCAGAGAGTTGTTCAAAGCTGCCCCTGGTAGCAAGTTGCTGGACACAGATGCAGCAGGGCTGGAGCTTAGGGTACTGGCCCACTACATGAGCGATGACAAGTTTACCAAGGAAGTCTTAGAGGGAGACGTACACACAGCTAACCAGAAAATGGCAGGACTTGATACGAGAGACCAAGCCAAGACATTCATTTATGCTTTGTTATATGGGGCAGGTGATGCCAAAATAGGCGCTGTGGTCAATGGCAGTGCCAAAGACGGTGCAGAACTACGGTCACGATTTATGGCTAATATGCCAGCTTATAAGAGACTTAGCGAAGCTGTCATTAGAAAAGGAGAAAGCCAAGGCAAACTAAAGGCTATTGACGGCAGGGTCTTGCGGGTACGATCCGGCCATGCCAGTTTGAACACCCTGATACAGGGATCATCAGCTGTCCTAATGAAGAAATGGTTTATGTATGTCGATCACCATCTCAGAACACGACAGATACGATCCAAGATTGTCGCCATGATCCATGACGAATTAGTTTTGGAAAGCGACGAGAAAGATATTGACGCTGCCACAGAATCTGTTATACTATCTATAGCGCAAGTTAACAAAGCCTACGATCTACGTTGCAAATTGGAATGTGATGTACAAGTGGGCAACAACTGGAGTGAGATACACTGATGGCTAATAAATATTCCTACCTTGAAGGCACAATGTTCTACCCGTTCATCTTTGATCAGACGGATAAGTTTGATCGCTACTCTGTTGCCCTTGGTCTTGAAGGGGATCAGGTAAAAGCGGCCAAGAACTTGGGCTTGAGTGTTAAGCAAGAAGCTGGCAAGATGGACGACATGGCATATGTCCAGTTGAAGAGTAACTACAAGCCTGTCCTGGTGGACAGTGAAGAGAACGAGTACGCTGGCCCAGTGCAACTCAGCAACGGCTCTAAAGGCGTTGTACGACTGTCCCAACGTCCCTATAACAACAAGTACGGGGAGGGAGTTACTACGTTTATCAACGCTGTCAAGATCACTGACCCTATTGAGTACGTCAGCTTGGATGACGAACCCGGTGGGTTCTCCACACCTAAGAAAGAAGTCGTTGACGATATGAGCGACGATGTTCCGTTCTAGGTGACTGGCAAAAAAGATTACGGACATTGGGACACTAGTCTGGTAGGCAAGTTTAACCCTGATAAGCATCTTGGGTTTGTCTACCAGATTACCCATAAAGAGTCCGGTAAAAGCTACATAGGCTGTAAGCACCTTTGGAAGTTTAGGAAACGCAAGAAAGTAAGTGCTAGTGAATGGCGTTACTATTATTCCAGCGGTAAATACCTAAAGCCTCACATTGAAGAGTTAGGAGAAAACGCGTTTACCTTTGTCATTCTAATGTTATGTAATAACAAACGTGATCTGTATTACAATGAAGAGAAAATACAGATGCAGTTGGGAGTTCTTGAGAGAGAAGATTACTATAATGCCCACGTTGGCGGAAGACGTTTCTACCGTCCTGTAAAGAGCTATGATGAAAACTTTAGAAAGAAGCTCAGTGAGTCAGCTAAGGGTACGGGCAACGGTAGATACAGAGGTAGCTTTTATATTCTCTACGACAGCGGCATAGAGGTACTGGTAGAAAACCAAACAGTAGAACAATGGTGCGAGGAAAACGGGTATAACAAAAGCGGATTGTCCAGATTACGCAGAGGTAATCAGAAGACTTACAAAAACATAGTAGCAATGGAGTATGCAAGTGAGCGAGACTAAAACCATAGACACTCTGGTAGCTGACATTTATAATCTTGTCAACACTGGAAAAAAGAAACCAGATCAGGAAGCCTTGTTTGCTTTGGGTAGTACAGTTATGGATGCCGTCAAGCGTCAGTTATGGATGGCTACCTCAGACATGCCCGGTAGGTTACGCATGTCCAACATAGGCAAGCCGTGTAGTAGGTCTCTTTGGTATGATGTTAATGGGGATGACAAAGTAGAATCTCTCAGTCCTGAAACACGTTTAAAGTTTATGATTGGTGACATTGTAGAAGCTCTTGTGGTTTATTTAGCCAAAGAAGCTGGACACTCTGTTACTGATCAACAAGCAGAAATTGAAATGGAAGGTATCAAAGGCCATATCGATTGCGTAATAGATGACGAGCTTGTCGATATTAAATCTGCATCTTCGTTTGCCATGAAGAAATTCAAAAACGGTACGCTACCTGATGACGATCCTTTTGGTTACATCTCCCAGATCAGTGGCTATGGCAACGCACTTGGTAAGAAACGTGGGACATTCCTTGCTTTCGACAAGAGCAGTGGGGAACTGGCTACATACACGCACTCTCAATTGGAGAACACTGAGCTTAAAATCAAAGAAGTCAAGACAGCTGTAGCGTTACCTGAGCCGCCTGACAGGTGCTTTGAAACGGTTAAGGACAGGCAAACAAGTAGGCAAAAGCTAGGCGTCAACTGTTCCTACTGCTCTCACAAACATACTTGTTGGGCTGGAGAGCTAGACCTTAAATTTAGATCAGGACGCCCTGTGTTCTTTGTAGGAAAGGCAGACGAAAATGTCCACACTTTCTGATGAGCAGCTTAGTGACTTAGCAGAGGCGTATAGTTGTGAACAGATTATAGACATACTTGGTCTGGAACCTATACAATTGCTGCTTGCTTTTAGCGAAGAAGTAAATTATTATATAGCTGACTTTAAACTTAGACCTGTGGATTGCCATGACCTTTAAATCAAACGAGAACCCAATGTTCCGCTCTAAGTTTAGCGAGGACATCTTTAAACAAAAGTACGCCCACCAGGGTTGTCACACCTGGGCAGACCTGGCTAAGACCTTGGTCGATGATGTGTGCGGAGAGTTTCTTCCCAAAGATGAACTGGACGACTTAACAGAAATTATTACCAACCTGCAATTTATCCCAGGCGGTAGGTATTTGTATTACGCTGGTCGTCCTTCCAAGTTTTTTAACAATTGTTATTTGTTAAGGGCCGAGGAAGACTCCCGACAAGATTGGGCAGACCTAAGCTGGAAGTCAGAAAGCTGTCTAATGACAGGCGGCGGTATCGGTATTGACTACTCTGTATACCGACCAGAGGGGGCCGGTCTGAGTAAGACAGGTGGTCTAGCTTCTGGTCCTATTCCTAAGATGCAGATGATCAACGAAATTGGCCGAAGGGTCATGCAAGGCGGTAGTCGTAGGTCTGCTATTTATGCAAGCCTTAACTGGAAACACCGGGACATTGATACGTTTTTAAATAGCAAAAACTGGTACGACATGCCAGTTGGTAGCACGGGCTTTACCGTTGGTCAAATTAAGGAGCAAGACTTTAACTTTGCCGCACCCCTGGACATGACTAACATCTCTGTCAATTATGATACAGAGTGGTTGTTAAATTACTGGAACACAGGTAAGGTTGGTGATGTCTTTAAGAATAATGTACGTCAAGCATTGAGTACAGCGGAGCCAGGATTTAGCTTTAACTTCTTCGACAAGGAAAACGAAACTTTGCGGAACGCCTGTACAGAGGTGGTAAGCGACAAAGATAGCGACGTTTGTAATCTTGGAAGCTGCAACCTTGGACGCATTGATAATCTAAAAGACTTTAAGAAGGTTGTAACACTGGCGACTAAGTTTCTGTTGTGCGGTACGGTAAAGGCTGAGTTGCCCTATGAAAAGGTTTATAAAGTCAGAGAGCAATACCGACGCCTTGGTCTTGGCCTAATGGGTATGCACGAATGGCTTATCAAACGGGGGAGTCGTTATGAGGTTACGCCAGAGCTTCACAGATGGTTACGGGTGTATAAGAGCATGTCTGATGCTACTAGCTCTGGCTTTGCTAACGATCTTGGCGTTTCCGTACCTGTTGCTAATAGAGCTATTGCGCCAACGGGGAGTATTGGTATTCTTGCTGGTACTTCTACTGGCGTCGAGCCTATATTTGCTGTGGCCTATAAGCGCCGCTACTTAAAGAACGGCACTAAGTGGCACTATCAGTATGTTGTAGATAGTGCTGCTCAAGAGCTAATTGACCTATACGGAACAGAGCCGGAAAACATTGAATCAGCCTTAGACTTGGCAAGCGACTACAAGCGTAGAATAAAATTCCAAGCGGACGTACAAGATTATGTGGACATGTCTATTTCCAGCACAATCAACCTTCCTCAGTGGGGTAGTAAAGAAAACAATGAGGACACTGTTGATGATTTTGCTTCTACTCTTGCTGACCACGCTCACAGGTTGCGGGGTTTTACTGTATACCCTGATGGTTGTCGGGGAGGACAGCCCCTTACCCCAGTCGCCTACTCCGACGCTTTGGGAAAATTGGGGGAAGTCTTTGAAGAGTCAATAGAAACCCATGACATTTGCGACATTACCGGACACGGTGGAAGCTGTGGGGTATAGCAATGTACGGTGAAGTTTTCTATTCTGGGGAAGTTTTGCCAAACATAGAACCTGACTTCTGCGAGGCTATAATACAACTGTCAAACAACATAGGAGAACAGGAGTCTAATGTTCTGGGGAATAGCAATAATAATGTCAGGACTAATTCTATATTTCCTATTGAGGATGAGGATTTTAAAAAGATAGTACTATCGTGGATAGAAAGGGCTAACATCGAAAGCGGCTGGTGGTTTGATATAGCAGGACTAGAAAACCTACAACTTAGTAAATATAGTGAAGGTGAAAAATATAGTTGGCACTATGATTTGATTCCTGGAAACAAGGTACGAAAACTTACCTTTACTGTTTCTTTAAACGATGATTACGAAGGAGGGGGCTTTCAATTTAGTTGGGGCCAGCCAAATTGGAAGTACAAGAAAAGAACAATTGAAGAACCAGCATTGGACACTAAAGGAAAGTTTGTGATCTTCCCCAGTTACTACTTTCACAGAGTCCTACCAGTGACTAAGGGTACTAGGTACAGCCTGACTGGTTGGGCATACGGGCCACCTTTTAGGTAGACAATGTTGTACAGCTGTGTTATAATTAGTAACGAGGAGTGCCAATAGTGGGCTTCTCATTATCTCGCCATAGGGAGAAAGTTATGTTTCCAAATAGTGCTTCATTAGGTTTCGAGCGTTTGTTTGACAATATGCGTAGGGTTCAAGACGCTATGTCAGACGACCACTACCCACCCCACAGCATCGTTAAGACAGGACAAGACAGCTTTGAAATAGCAATGGCAGTTGCGGGCTTTTCTGAAGACGATGTGGTAGTCGAGGTAAAAGAAGATATATTGTATGTATCTTCAGAGGGGTTAAAAAATAAAGAAGAAGGTAAAGAAGTTCTATTTAATAGAGTAGCTTCCAGACCTTTTAAAAAGATGTTTTTGTTAGGTGAACATATATCTATCAATGCAGGAACATTAAAAGATGGTATGCTTAGGATTGAAATGGAACGTAAGCTACCATATGAAAAGAAACCTAAACGTATAAAACTAAACTGATACTATGGGGGCGCTTCGGCGCTCCCTTTTTATATGCCTAGTATACCCTTGGGCTTTTCTTCTTCTTTCTTTTCCGCAGCGGTAGACAGTAATCCCCTAGGTGGGACTTGTCGTGTTTCCTCTACCCTTTCAGAAGGAGACTGGAAAAATTTCTGATCGTCTAAATCTGCCAGTCTTGTTTGAATCTGATTTTGGTCGAGACCTTGTTTAAGCAGCAACTGTATCATCTGCTTACGTTTGTCTTCTTCACCAGGAATAGGCTGTGGCACTTGTGCAGTAGCTCCAGTGTTCACAGCTGGGGCCTGTTGAGCCTGTATTCCAGGCATCTGTGGTGTCTGTGCTAACGCCGCCACTGCACCAGCTTGCGGAGTAGCTGCCTGTCCAGCGGGTTGTCCTCCTGGCGCACCGCCACCTAAAATACTGCTTACTATGTTTCCCATAACTACCTCGCGTTCTTGACCATAGATGCTCCAAAGTAGAGACCTATAATCGCCGATAATAAATGTGTGTCTAATGGTGTAAGAACAAGACCCTTCATATGCTGCCAAGTGACAGATTCAGTGCCTTCTGTAAAGAATAAAAATCCTGGGTTCCACTGAGTATACCCGACAACTACTGGAACATCTGGGAACAAAACAGGAACAACTTTAGGCCAAACAATGACGGCAAACACAGCAGATAGGGCTATGATGCGTCTTGTTACTTGGAAACCTTTGTTTTCGTACTTTCTAGCTAAGTCAGTAGCCTCAGACTGAGCCGCTAATCCAGATATGGCACGATCAAGCGCAGCTTGTTTTGCCTTCTGGCTTTGGCTCCACAGTGTCATAAGGCCCGACATTAGTCCAGAGCCTAGCATGGTCACAAGTTCAAACGGTACAGGCACTACGAAGCCTCCCTAGTGTCTTTAACAGGCGGGTGTACAGTATTATGCATCTTTTCTAGGTGGGTTATGTCGTCTTGCATTTGTTTCACGTTTGTTAGCAGTTTTGCCAATGTCATGTGATCTCTTCTGAGGTTGTCAGGGGATAACATACCGGACAAGATAGACATGCGTTGTCCCAATGTTTCAATGTTGGTTTCTTGTTTGTCAGTGGTGGAATCCAAGGCGCGAAACCTTGACTCCATATCATCTAGCCTTTCCAGGATAACCTTGATTTGCATCTTGGCTACCGCACTGGCCGCTACTACAGACACTAGCATACCTGCCAGTGTTAGTACCAGCCTAAGATCAATTGAGCTTTCCATTA